TCTGTGGTGACCTTTAAATCAGTTTGAGATCCAAGATTTACATGTTTGTTTACAAGACGATTAGTAGATGTAAAGATAACAGGCTCTGTGATTGTTTGGAATACATCGTTGTAAAGTGAGAACCCATTTATCATATCCTGATAATTAGAATTTTGAGCAAACTTTACAGTCCATACATCAATATATGCCTGTACAGCAGAAGCTCCGTTTTGAACCTCAACAGAACTGCTATTTAAATAATAAGCACCTGAAAGGTCTACAGTCCCATCAAGCACACATAAATAATCACCAATACCAAGTCTTAAAACTCCACTTGCCTCAGGTGAGGGAACGTATGCAGGGAACCAAGTTGTATCGCTTAAGTAATTCGAAGTTACGCGAGGAGCCCCCGTGCCTTCTGTGGCCCCATCGTGAGGTATACCTGCCTCAGGATTACCAGAGACTCCGTAAGACATCTTAATCTTACTAGCCTCAATATCAGACTTTAGAAGCCCAGTAGTGCCGTCAATCAAACTTGCAGGAGTTAGATTATCTTCTTTAGAGAAAATAGTTACCGCACTAACGTCATAAGGGTCAACATACTCACCTCCATTTAAAAAGAAAGTTCGCAGAGCCACCTTCTGCGTAACACTTGGTCTGTTGTACCTCTCAGCTAAATCATTACCGTTTAATTGCATCGTTTTGTCTCTCTATATCTTCTTTCATTAGGTTAAGGAACACACTTCTTTCAGATCGAGTCATCCCCTTAACATCGGAATATGAGAAATATCCCTTGTTTACTAATATATAGGCTTCTTGAAGAAGAGAATCAATATCAATAATCGCTTCTAGTTCACATCGAAAAAATTTGAGTCGATAGGCAACTCCACCACGGACTGTACTCCACAGCCAGCACAATCAAATTTAACCTTAGTATCTACACCGTAGTCTGCCTTCATAGCCTTTAAGATCACTCTCATGTCCTTAATTGGCAATTTTTTAAGAACAGACGATATAATTTGTTTATCTCTATGTCCATCAAGCTCAACCACAAATCTCCAAATATTAGCAAGAGATTCTTCTGTAGTTTTCATAAACTTTTCATCAACTAATCTAGGCAATCGAACTTTTGCTTCTTTTCCAAGAGATGGTAGTAACACATCAACAGGATCTGTAAAATCATCAGGAACAGGGTTTACGTTAAGTTTAGATAATTTAACTACTGTAGGGTTCTCATGCTTACAGTGAGGACAAATTAACATTGTATGATAATCATCTCCATATGAAATCTCCCGTAGCTTCATAATTAGATAAAGTTTATCCATAGGCAAAAGCTCACCTACGTTAATATTAGTGCAGCATCGAGTTAAGATAATGTTAATTGGATCTTGGCCCTGAGGAGAAGTAATAAGAGATTTCTCATCTTCAAAGGTCATGGGTCTCATAGTTATCAAGCCCAAGGGATCTGGTAAACTGTACACCCTGTTCTCTGAAGGAAGACTAACCTCAACGGCGGTCTCAGGGGGTAGATTCTTTAATAGTTCATCAATAATATTCTGCTTACTAGCGTGATCAGGTGCGATAGGTTCCATAGTTATTTCTCCTATACTATAATAGTGTAGATGAAAATATATGTAAAAAATTTAAAATCTAGACTAGAGACTGATAATCCTGATCTGATGAAGGCACTGTACGAACTTTATTCTTTTAAGATCCCAGGCGCAGAATACTCTGGAGCTTACAAACGACGGCAGTGGGATGGAAAATCTCATTTCCTTACTCGTGACGGTAAATTTTCATCAGGGTTATTACCTAGGATTCTAGCTGATTTAAAAAAGATTGATTGTGAGCCAGAGGTGATAACAGAATCATCTAAAGAAATCAAACTAAATTTAGACTACGATATTGAAGGATTCAATTACTATGTGTATCAAGAAAACTTGATTATTGACGCTTTAAAACATAAACGAGGCATAGTTAAGTCCCCTACAGGCTCAGGCAAAACTCTAATCATGGCTGGGTTGATCAAGGCTTTAGAGGGTAGGAAGATGGTAATCCTCTTCAATGCAAAACAGCTACTAACACAGACGTATGATTTTCTAACTAAAACTTGTGGAATGGATAACATCGGTCTTTGTTTTGGTGAAGGTTATATTTATGGAGACATTATGCTTTGCACTGTTCAAAGTATTGAAAAAGTACTAGACACTCATTTAGAAGAAGCAGAAGTTTTAATGGTAGATGAGTGTCATGAGTTCGGTAATGGAAAGACCACCTTAGCCGCTCTCAATAGCTTCCCTAAGGCAGTGTACAGGCTTGGCTTCACCGCTACGCCTCCCAGGGACAACATTCCACGTTATAACCTAGAGGGAGCCTTAGGAAGCGTTATAGAGGCTGTGAACACTGCCGAGTTAGTGGAAGAAGGTAAACTTACTAAACCATACATTCAGCTAATTAATCGGGCATATTCTGCCAGTGGAGCCGACGAAGATATGGGATACCTAGACGTATATGATGAATACATAGTCTATAATGAAGAAAGAAATAATCAAATAAAGGAGATTGTAAATGACATCAAAAGTAAAAACAAAACAGCCCGTATACTTGTACTTACCAAATCACTTGATCATGGAAGAGCCTTGGAAGACCTACTTGGGGGCAATTGTGAATTCCTCCAAGGGTGCGATTCAGTCGGAGAAAGGTATGAGGCTATATCTAGATTCCGAGGATGTAGAGAACCTAGCATCCTCATTGGCACTAAAATCCTCCAAACAGGGGTTAACATTGAAGAAATAACTCATTTCATCAATGCTAGAGGTATGAAATCTGAAATTGCTACATTACAAGCATTAGGTCGCGCACTGCGAACCCACGAATCTAAAGATAAAGTATATGTATATGATTTTCTAGATAAAGAAAAGTATCTCCGAGAACACTCCCTTTCTAGAAAGAGACACTACGAAAGAGAAGGTCACGAGGTTATAGTATGTTAAAAATTATTGATAACTTTTATCAAAATACAGATCTCCTAGATGATCTTTATAGATTTTTTTACTACGCAGGAACGTGGCAGTTCGATTACTTCTCACATAAATACGTTTGGAAAGAAAAACAATCTACAAAAACGGAAGAACAAGTCTGCACACTGATTCGGAGAATATGTGTTACAAATCCTAAATTTTCAGCGAAGGGGTACGAATCTTGGATCAATGTACTAGATAAGGATACAAACTATCTGGATCATCATGTAGACTGTGATGAAGAGGCTGAAGGAATTGAACCAGCAAAGATGACCGCAGTTCTTTATCTAGGAGGAGAAGATGGATTAGAAGGTGGAGAGCTTGCTGTAGATCTGAGTGAAGGATCAACTCACGCTGGATTTTATGAAAATATACATGACCTAGAGAAAAACCTAGACTCAGATTGGATTAAAATTCCATATAGATATAACAGATTGGTTTTATTTGATAGCAACTACCCTCATGCTATTCTTCCAATTAAAAATATTAAAGAGGGGCAATCCCGCATAGGACTAAGCATTAGTTCTTGGGACAAGAAGGTAAATATAATAAGATGAAACACGCACAAGATATAAAGAGAACGGAATCCTTAATAGTAGAAGAAGAAAGAAATATTATTAAAACAGCTAAAGAAGAATTAGACATGCTTCAAAAACAAGGAAGAGTTAGCGAGGATCTAATTAAAAAGTTGGGGACAATAATTGTCCAACTCCAGTCGCTTAGAGAAGGGTATTTGTGGAGAGTAATTAACTCAACTAAACAGAATCATATGTTAGACTAATTGTTTATATTAGGAATTTCAATGTCGGGATTCTCTAACTTCAGTTTAAGACCCCAGTTCTCCATGTCTCGCTTAGTCCACTGTTCTTCTAAGCTCGATTCTAATAGTTCAAGCTTATTATGAATCAGGCTTAACTGATTACTAATCCAGACCACACCTCCACAGAGGGCAATCACCATGCCCAGTGGCATTAAAGTTTCTTTTGATATCATCATTCTTTTATCTTGTGTGGTCATTTTAATCTTTTAATAGTTACGGTTGTTCCTATTTGTGCTGCTGTAGTCTGTGCAGAGGTAGCTTCATAGGTAACATCCACAACATCATCAATAGCACAGGTAAATATAGCGGAAATTGTTCTTTCAACAGGGTCTACTGTAGTGTGAGCCCTGGGGTTAGCAGTGTTTACTGGACTACCCTCTTTATTAACGTGCATTTCAATTAAAGTAGAGCCACCTTCAAAGAATACTCTTGCTACAACTTCATACGTTCCTGCAAATTTTACCACAAAGTTTTTAGCAGAATCGTCCCAACTAATGTGATCTGTATTAGAAAGTACGGTAGTTGGAGTGTTAGAGTACCCCACATGTTTTTCATCAGAAGACGCTGCATCATCAGAAGTTAATTGTATGTATCCAAAAGGATTAGGGATAGGGCAACCAAGCGATGTTCCTACTTGTAAAGCATATGCACTGGCTGTAACATTATCAGAGCTAAAAGTGTTTGTTTCAATAGACTTAGCTTCAATACCACTAGCAGTCAGTTTAGACGTTCCACCCGTCATTAGATTTAAGTCTAAATTATCGCCATAGTAGTCAGCAATCTCAATGCTTTTTGCGGTAGGATCAACGGTAAATGCAGGTACCTGCCAAGCAATCTTGTTTGGTCCTCGTTTAAAAGTAGGTACAGAAAGGTTAGCAGTCGCTTCTCCAGCAGCACTTACTTCAACAGCGGACAGATTTCCTCCTCCTCTTGTAAGAATCAAGGAACCTGATAGAGTACCTAAGTAATCCACATCATCATCAATAACACCTATAGCATTAGTATTCGTAGTTATATTACCTGATACGGGACTAAGAGAATTAATAGCTGTTGCTATATTAGTAGTGTTAGTACTAATGTTACCTGTATTGGTAGCAATATTTCCTGACACCCCTGCTAGTTGAGCTATGTTTTGTGTATTGTCCTCAATAGTCCCCGATACACCAGCCACCTGTGCTATGTTTTGAGTGTTGTCCTCAATAGCAGCAGCATTAGTACTAATATTACCTGTATTGGTAGCTATGTTACCTGATACAGGGCTGAGAGAATTAATAGCTGTTGCTATATTGGTAGTGTTAGTAGCTATGTTACCTGATACAGGGCTAAGAGCATCAATAACTCCTCCAAGCTTAGTAGTGTTAGTACTAATGTTACCTGTGTTAGTACTAATATTACCTGTGTTAGTACTAATGTTACCCGTATTAGTTGCAATGTTACCTGATACAGGGCTAAGAGCATCAATAACTCCTCCAAGCTTAGTAGTGTTAGTACTAATATTACCTGTGTTAGTACTAATGTTACCTGTGTTAGTTGCAATGTTACCTGATACAGGGCTAAGAGCATCAATAACTCCTCCAAGCTTAGTAGTGTTAGTACTAATATTACCTGTGTTAGTAGCTATGTTACCTGATACAGGACTAAGAGCATCAATAACTCCTCCAAGCTTAGTAGTGTTAGTAGCTATATTAGTAGTGTTAGTACTAATATTACCTGTATTGGTAGCTATGTTACCTGATACAGGACTAAGAGCATCAATAACTCCTCCAAGCTTAGTAGTGTTAGTACTAATGTTACCTGTATTGGTAGCAATATTTCCTGACACTCCTGCCATATCGGTAGTGGTTCGATTCCATTTCGTAAACCCTGCGGCTGATGGAGCCCCACCCGCAGTCCATGTGGCCGAATTGTCCGTAACCGCAACTCTAGTAGCTACATCTAAAGCGGAGGCACCAGCGAACCCAGTAGCTACATTTCTAGTTTGAGGATCCAAGTTCTCAACATTGATATACTCATTTGTTTCTGCATCAATTGCAGCAAACTCTGTTGGATTGTTGTCACTGTCTAAAACTAAATAGACAATGTTAGTTTTCGCAGCCATCTATATTCCTAATTATTCTTTATCTTTAGAATTTTTTAATTCGTCAGTAATGTCTGAAACCATATTCTCAAGTGATGAGATATCTGTTACTACGTCATCTTGTGTCATAGCATCAGACTCTTCTTCGCTGCCCTCTGCGTCTTCAGCGGCAACTTCATCTGGTTGCTCTAAGACATCTGAAGAGGGAGTAGCTTTGTTTTGAACAGGAGACTCAGGCTCTTTCTCGGCTTTTTTTTCTGATTGCGCCAACTCTTTCTGATTAAGGTTCTCAGTAGAAGAATACTCAGGATCTTCATTATGCTTAATTTGATCTTTTAGAGTATCCATAGATTTTTTCATATCTCCTAAATCTTGTGAAACTCTCTTAAAATCAACCTTGCTGTATCGACCTACAGTTTTTGTTGCTTCTAAAAGCTCACCGTAGGCAGACTCTGTGAATAACTTTTGCAAGTAATCGTTTACGTCAATGCTTTCAACTCCTGATTTGTTCTTCATAGACAAAGATAATTCAGAAAGAATCTGCTTCATTACGCTTCTCTTAGGAGCTAAACGTGATAAAGCTTCAAAGATAACAACTTGAGTATTAACCAAGCTCTTGAAGCTAGGAATCTCTTGAAGGTTTTGAATGTTGACTCCGTACTTCTCATTTAGACTTTGGATAAAAGTTTCTTTTACTTCTTTCTTGTATTCAAAGATCTTAGAAGCAAACTTTTGAATATCTTTTTCTGAAACGCCAAGTCCGTCAGCATCAGCAAGGCTGTTAGAGAATGTTTCAAAGAGTGCTTTCTTTGAAGCGATAGCTAAGTAGGGGACCTCTTTTAGAACTTCACACATAGCTTCAACAATCTTTTCATCGCTTTCAAAAATCATGCTGGCAAGCTTTCTTACTGATCCATTGGAAGCCCAAACCATCTCAAAGTCCTGCTTAGACTCTAGTAATTCTCTTTTGACTAGCTCTTGACGGCAGATCATTTCGTAAATGGATTCGTTCACTCCGTCTTTTAAGATATAACTCTTATTCTCTTCTAAGTCTTCGTAAGACAGTTGAGGAAAATCAAAGGCCTCTGCAACTGTATTTGATAGAGTTATACCATTTCTAATCTCAGGAACGGTGATAATCTCATCTTTGTTTTCTTTTAAGAACTCTACGAGTTGAGGAGTAATCTCAATTAGTTTACCGAACTCATCAGACCCAGTAATGTTACTGTTTTCTGTTAGCCGTTGAGACTTAGTGTAGAGTTTAGACTGTACGTTTTCCAACTTAAGCCTGTTCTCCCAAAGACCTAACAAATCAGAGAATGTAGAATCCGCTGTAGAGTATTCTGTGTAGTGAATATTCTCAATAAGTGTATTAATTTTTTCACTTACATAAGAATCATACAGCGTCTCATCTTTGAAAAGCGAAGAATCTTGAACCTGAATGTTTTCTAAAACTACATCAGAATCAATTTTATATTTTCCTGTGATAATTTTATCGTTTTCAGTAAGGTAACTTACTTCTTCATTACCTCCATCTAATGAGAATAATGTGACATTCTCTCGTAAAGATCTGCCTAAGCAATCTCCTAACTTAACTAATACTGAGATCTTTCTATCTCTTTCTTCGAAAATATTTGAAAACATGTTTTTCCACCTGTAGGCTACTATTTTTATATAGATAACTTATTTGTCTATTTTTTTAAATTATCTTTCTGTTTTGTTAGGATTCGAGATAACACCTCTCGATTTCCTTCGTTTATTTGTTTCTTTTGTAATAAGAGTTCAATCCCCGTAAGGCTTTCCTCAGAGGTTTGGGACGTAGGAGTTTCGTTTTCTGCTGGCTCTTGGCCTCCTGCTTCGCCGTATCCTGGACCTGCCATCGTTGCCGCGCCCACTTGGGCTCCCTGCTCATCCTGCTCCTGTTTTGCTTGATCTTCCATCTCCTTTTTCATTCTTTGAATTTCTTCGTCTGTCATATCATAGTACTCTCTATAGATCTCATCTTTAGAGAAAAGACCCAATTGTTGTACTGCTGCGATAACTCTAGTTTTTTGTTCATCAAGATCAAGCTTTCTCTTAGCAGACATATCAGAAGGTTCAGGTAATCTAATTCTTAAATTTTTAATTAATAAAGCAGGAAACCCCTTAAGTTGTAAATGTCGTTTAGCAATGTTCTCTAAACCAACTTCAATATTAACTTGAACTCTTTGAATTGTTCTAGCAAATTTAACATCTAGCTGAGACAAATTAGCTTTTCTCTCAGGAGAGGAATCCTTTTCTACGATGTAATCTTTAGGAATTTTCAAAGCAGCAAGAAGCTTATCTCTGTAGTATCTTACATCCTCAATTTCTCCGAGGTTTTGTGCTCCTGGGAGTGTATCAATCTTTGTTCCTGCGCCATTCCTAGTAGGGACAAAGAAGTCTTCATCCATAGAAAGGGGGTTAAATCTAGCGTCAATTGTACCTTTTTGAGAATTGTAATACTTTTCTTTCTTAAACTTTTGCTTAATTCTTTCCATAAACATCTCAGCCTTGCTAGTAGGAAGATTGCCAGTGTCTATGTAAAAGATTCTTCGTTCAGGGGCTCTAGAAAGACGGTAGATCATCATCGCATCTTCCATCATCTTAAGAGACCTAAATACCCGCATACACAAGGCAGCAACAGATTTACCGTAGGGGTAAAACACTGGATCCGATGTATGCATCCTGAAGTGAGCAATTTGATTCTTGTCAAGTCTAATGTATTTTAGTGCTTGCTCATCAGAGTAGTTTGCTCCGTAGTTAAAACTCTCATTGTTGGGAATCTCTTGTAAAAAGTTTTTAAGGTATCCAAACTCATTTTCCACTCGAAGAATAAAGTTAGGGTTAAGAATTTTTATTTTTTTAATGCCTTCGTCTGGCTTATTAACATCAAGAATAAGTTCAGTAAAGCAGTCTCCATATTTTACAGTGTTTCTAACAATATCCCAAAGAAACGTATCAAGACGTATTTTATCAAAAAGAGTATCAATTTCATCTACAACTAAATCATTGGTAGATTTAATTGTCCAGCGTTCATTTCTAGGTCCTTTTTGTGTAGAATCGTCTGCGTAGATGTCGAAAGCTGCTCCAATCTCTGGATACTCATCCATCTCTTCGTACTCTTTGTACCGTCTCTTTCGATTCATCTCCATTTGAGGGAGAATGGGGTTTCTGGATACGCCTCCTATTGCGGGAAGTTTATCATCAACATCTTTAATAACCTCAGTATGAACTACAGTATCCCCACCCAGCAAGGCAGGACCGCCACTGTCCATGGTTTTTACGGCTTGTGCTTGCGCTGTAGAAGCGAAAAATTTAGCAAAGAATTTACCGATTGGCCCTGTAGGCTGGTAAAACATGCCTCCTCTACTTTGTGTACCACCGAATTCGGTGTACCCTTCATCTAATACTTCGTTTTCTTTTATTTCATCAGCCATCTTAAATCTTCTATTTCTACTTGGCCTCCTGGGCCTCTAAACACATGCTGCGTCTGTTTGCTAGGCATTGGGAGTGATTCTTTATGAGGTATCTTAGAAACATGCTCAATAGGAGTAGTTTCTAGTAAGTTATTGTAAAGATATATTCCCAAAGCCAAACTCATCACTAAATCATCATTCTTTCCTCTTTCCGCTGATGGGCGACCTCCTTCTGTAATAATAAAGGTCAAAAGTTCGTCGGAAGTACGTTTTGAGTTGATTTTAACTGAATTAGTTCTGATAGCTTCTTCTAAGTTTGCTAGTAGTTGTTCTCTGTTATTTGCTGTTACCTGAAAGCCAAATAAGCCCTTATCATCGGCCCAAAGGTTTTCATATTCTAAGTTACTGTACAGGCAGTCAATTAAGTTGTTTCCAATAGTGTTTCTCTCACAGATAACGTGAGCTATATTATATAGCATCGCTTCCTGAGCTATTATTTCGGCAAAAGTATTAATTGGGGTTTTATTTGAATAAAACTCTGCTACCTGCTGTCCATTATAGGTATTTATTACTTGAAAAGCTGAATAATCTCGATCTCTTCCCAACGCCACATCACAAGCTAAAACATAAGTGTAGTAAGGTTTGGGGTCTTGCCAAACCCGCATACGGTTGTTATATTTTGAATAGAACTCATCACTCACATTTTGAGAGACATCTTTTAGGATCTCCCCGTCTATGTATGTGTCACCTGTACCTAGGAAGGAACACTCATACTCCTGTAACCACTGTTTAAGTGGCATATTGGCTCGCGTAGTTTTTTCCCAATCATCTACATTTAAGCCTTTAGCTTCCATTTCTGCATAAAGCTGAGAGAAGCCTTCCTGCCTTTGGTATTCTGGGTGATCAACCCATTCAATATCAATAGCGTTAAAAGAGTTTTGTTTCTCAACAGCTTTATTGTAAACCTCGTGATACCAGTTTCCTACACCATTTACTGTGGATAAAACAAACGCTCGGCCTCCAGTAGAGATAATTGGATATACAGCAGCCCAAATAGTGTCAATATTCTCAATAAAAGCTGCCTCATCAATGATTAGAAGAGATCCTGCTAGAGATCGACCTGACTGCTTACCCGAAGGTCTTGATTTAATCACAGAACCAGTATTTAGCTTTAAAGTGTGTTTGTTGTCTTCAGCTATGCCAGGTTTAAACACCGCAGGTAGCTCATCGTACATAACCTTGATCCTGTCAAGAACCTCAGTGGCTTCAGTATCACCTTTTGAAAGAATAACTACTTGCTTATGTTTTTGGAAAATAATCATCCACAAAGCATAACTAGCGGCAATTGTAGTACATCCTGCCTGTCTAAATTTCCTAAGAATATTAAATCTATTTGCTTCTAACGCATTTAGGATTGTATTTTGAAAGGGATACAATTTAAAGGGCACTAACCCCCGTACAGGGTGTACTACCTTGATATAATTAGAAATGAAGTACACTGGGTCTTCCTTACACTTCTTAAATTCTTCAATTAATTCTTGTTTTTCCATAAATTATGCTATCGTACTATTATAATTATAGTATGAACATCTATGCATATATATGTACTCGCTCAGTTGAGGAAATGACCGACACTACAGATAAATTAATATCCTTTCTATCAGAGTGTGAGATTCAGAGTTTTCTGCTACCTAAAGCCTCTTCTATTTTTACTGCCTATTCCTTTGCATACCAAAAGACTAAACCTTCTCCTGAAGATATAGTTATCATGTGTCATGATGATATTACCATAAGAGAGAAACCTAAAGAGTTTGTTTCTAAACTTAAAAAGATTATAAGTAAAAAAAACACAGGTTTTGTAGGACCAGCAGGAACAGCAGAGCTTGGTCCAGAAGCTATATGGTGGGATCAGCAAAGATGGGCAATGAAGAAGCACCATGGAAGGGTATACCATCTTGATCCTAAGGGTAAAGAGTACGAAACACTCTATGGACCCCCAGCAGAAGTTGCTGTACTAGATGGATTGTTTCTTGCTACCACAGGTAAAGTAATTAATGATGTAGGATTAGAAAAACCAGACTATTTTACAGGAGAGTGGGATTTTTATGACATCCATTACACATCTAAAGCCCTCTCATTGGGGTATAAGAACAGAGTGTTGGATATTAATATACTACATAACTCAAGAGGGGAGTTAGTTGGTAGAGATTCTTGGCATAAGAACAGAATTGCTTTTATAAAAAATACAAAATTACCCCTAACAATATAAAATGACAAAATATCAGTGGCCTCACCCTACGAATTCTGAATTTAACGAGAAAATACGCTCTATCGTTAACATGTATGGGTCTGCACCTCCCCGAGATAAAGAGCTTTTGGTCAAAGTTAAGAATTTTCTTAAGGGATGCGTAGAAAATATCCTTAAACACAAAGTAAAACGGGATTCTGAGAAGTATTTTGAGCTTTTAAACTTAAAAATGACTCACGGACTAGAAAAACCAATCCAAGAGCGTCAGGTTTTGATTTCAGACAGCAATATTGTGTTTTTTACAGGAGACTGGCGTGAATATCCTGACTGTGTAGACGATTACAAGTTCTCTTACAGTATTAGAAAGCCTGTTCTTGAAATATTTCACAAACCTGTCTTAAAGTTAGATGAAACTGTCAGATTTTTGGATCCTATTAGGCCTATTGAAGACACTGTTTGGAATCCCTCTTTAGCTGAAGATATCCTCGTGTACCAAGAGCCTTCAGGAAAGTACGAAGTTATCGACGGGAACCACAGGCATGAGTTTGCTCAACGCTTAGGTAATGTAGAAAGCTTGAGTGCGTGGGTAATTAGAGATGCTTAGTCTTTCTTAGCTGCTTTTTTTCTTTTAGCTTTTGGCTTAGGCTTTACAACAGGCTCAGGAGCAACTTCCACTCTAGACCAACCTAGTCTTTCCTCAAGAAGTGCTCTTCTTCTCCTACTTCTTGTAGTCTTCAGTTCTTTTTCTAATCTTATTCTAATTTTTTCTTTCATGGTTATTTCCTTAAATCCTTACCGTGGATTCGTTTAGCCTCTTTTATAAAAAGACGTTTTAGTTTTTGCTTTCGACTAGAAAGCTTCTCACAATATCTAGGGTCTTTGTTTCTAAATCCTTGTCGTTTTTTCAAATTATCGGTAATAAGGAGAAGTAGGTCTTAAAGGGCCTGGGTTATAAGGAGCAGGAGTAGTAACAGGTCCTGCTGGGTTAAAAGATGGACCAGTAGACCTGGGCTGCTGAGGTGAAGAAGTTGTGGGAATTACTGTAGGTACTGGAGTAGTGGGCCTAGTAGGCACAGTTCCCCTTGAGACGCTTCCAGGGCCACACCTGAACTCACAATCCCCTTTAGTCTTATACTCTCCTTGTGTGCCATCATAGACGCACTGGTAGCGATTTGTTATGTCTACGCTATGAGTATCTACACAATTCCATCCAGGGTTCTTAGGAGGAGGACAGCAATTCTCTTCACATTCCTTTTTTGAGGTATAAATTCCTCCACCTGCTCCATCTATAGGAACACAGATACATAGTTGAGTATCGCAAATCCAACCAGACTGACCTTTCTGGTTATTACCATACTCTGGGAATCCGTCAACCATCAACTACTACAGCCTCTGTTACCACAGTCTCTGTGGTATCTCCTAAATTAGCAAGCCAAAAGGCTCCTCTGGTTATCCCAAAGCCTATACCAAAAATTATACCACCTAATACAAGTACTTCTGCTAGGCTCATCTTGTACACGGAAAATGGTGTACGAATTCTGTCTTTAAATAGTAATGCCCAGATTGGATTCATGCTCGTGGCCCTTTGTTATCGGTTGGGAGTTCATCTTTGTTGTCACCGTTTTCGACAATTCCGCGTAAAATAGTTGAGAGGCTAGTGACCACCAATGTGATCAAACCTGCCACCACAGCAATTGACGTTTCGGGGATGAATTGTATACTCCCGATGAAGGCGAGCACTAGGATTAATAAATATAATCCAGCGAACTTTGCGAGGTGTTTCGATGCAGTTTCCTTGGCACTTTCACGAATTAAAAGTTCTCTAAATTTAGCATCAGACTCCGCATTTAATTTGTCAACTTCTACTCGGCCATCAGCTTCTCGTCTTGCTCGCTCAACACGCCCTTCAGCTTCTTTTAGCTTAAGAGCAGATTGGACATCAATATATCCTTTGTTATCAATTGTTGGTTTCTCACCCATAATATATTCCTCTTAGAATTCCAAAGCGCCTCATACTTATATAGTGGCCCGAAGGGCCTCCCAAAAATTTTTATTCCTATCAAATTAATGATGCATTGCTGATAGTGCAATCAGGAACCCGAAGTTCATTTATAAGACCTATGGGTTGATTACTACCTTGATTGCCAGAAGTAGAGCTAGGATGAGCACCACCCTCGGGCCCAGGAGGTTGTTCAGGCATTTCGAGCTTCCTATTAGATTCTTTTCTAACACAATTACACTGAAGTTTCCCAGGAATAGCGTTCTTACCTTTTGTAGAAAAAACAGATTTACCTAATGCATCATAAAATGCTTCAGAACACCCATTCCCTTCTCTTTCTCCATAATTCTGCAACTCATCTCTTTGCCGATCACGGCTTGGTCTCTTTAATCCATTGAAGCTGAATGTTGTATCAATGTTTATAGTAACAAGATCTCTACAGCAGCATGGCAATTCTTCGACCTCTTGCGCTTCGCCGTACTGGTCTGGAACACCCTCCCTACCAGCAGTAGCAGGACATTTCTCTTTATCTTTAGGCCTTCCATCACAATTATTCTTGGTACACACATCCCAACTACAACTAAACATTGACATGGTGTGTTTTCCTTCCCGATCAGTAGTCTGACTGACAGTAGGCTTTACACTTGTACCTGTACTACCTCTTCTGTCTCTTCTATTTCCAGGGAAGGAACCGCCCTTACAATCAAGAACAACAGAACAGGTTTCATGCAGATTCATCTCTGTGCTTCCTCCAGGGGTAACTGGTCTTATAGTTCTTTCTTTTTTAGGAGCCCCTAAGTTGATACAATGCGCTTCACCTAGACACCAAACTAGTCCCTTGATAGAATAATGTTTCTCAGCCAACCATGCGCTATAATCCTTGTTGGTACTGGGAGGGGGTGGTTCAGGATGTGGTATCCTTTTAATTGTTAACTCTGCGTTAAAGGTATTTACCATAACGCAGCACTCTTTACCTACTTTTGATGATGTTTCTCTTCCAAATGCCATAATTAAAATTCCTTCACCCTAGAGTGTCCAAAAGGTCAGCCTCAAGATGTAATATAAAGTCCTTATATAACCTAAGAAGCTCTGCTGCGTCTCTTCTATATTTCTCAATTGGGAGAGCTTCACCGAATGGTCCAAGAAACTCAAACCCTGGAAGCCCAGAATTTTCAACAAACTGATCATACTTAGCTTTAAAATCAAAGTATATCTCCCAGTGTCTTTTTATTTGTTGTTTAATCTCCTCCTTCCATTGATCTACGGAAAAAGGACCAATAAAGTCTCCCCTGTCTAAAAGACTCACATAAACAGGTGGTAATCCAAAAGAAGGTGGCTTTGGAGGCCCAATAAAACCTCTTCCCTGTCGTGGTCTTCGTGGGTATCCAAAAAAGGGATCATTACTTCCAAATGCCATGATTGTTCTCCTACTAGTATCTAGGCCACCAGGCAGGTGTTTCGCAGAACTTTTCGCCACCAGAAGTTGCATCTTGACCGCAACAATCAAGTCTTCCTGCTACATTATCAGCTAACCCTGCTTTCAAAGCAGCATTGTCAGCCATTTCTCCCCTCCAGTCACTTACAGAGGGAGGTCTACCAGGGGACGAAGGAAAGACATCATTCTTATGAATTTCTCCTTCTATTTTATACTGAAAACTTTTAGAGTTAGACATGTTCTCACAATCACAACAACCGTTCTTCCAAAACGCGATTTGAGTTATACGGAAAGATTCAATATCTGTGTGGTGCCCTCCTCCTCCACCACCTCCAATAGATGCCCCAGCCGCATCACTTTGATTTAAAGCTTCAACCTCATCATTACAACTCCAAGCGGGAGTAGGGTTTCTCCAATTTAGAAGATCATCACCTTTGCATGGAAGTGGAGAACAATAAGCACATAGTTGTTCTCTTATGTCCATCGTGTAGGTTATAGATTCAATTACGCTTACATCAAAGCTAACTGAACCTGTAGGATTCAAATGACCACTATAATGGTTTCCATTTTTATCATAGAACAACATGTACCCCGCCATCAGATACATCTGTTTGAGAATACAGCACTTTCTACGAGAAAATCCTCCACCTTCTGAACTTGTTCTACGACCTCCAAATACCATGATACTCTCCTACTACTATGTAGGAGTACTATCGAAAATAAATTCGAATAACTCTTTATTCATCGCAGCAATCATAAAAAGCATATTTGATGTAACTGTTGTGAGATACTCATTTCCTATCGTGGGCATCTCATCATCGTCCCCCAAACCAAACAGATCAAAACCAATGTGACAAATCTCATGCAACAAGGTACTCTTATAATCTTCTATAGACTGGTTGGGATCTATAGTGAGAGTAGCCTTTGGAAATTCTACGCAGCCGTACAAATTATCTTTAGCCAATGATCTCTGAACAATTTTGAACTTTTTGTGACCAAGGTTAACTTCTAATGGGTGTTGGGGAACTTTTATAGCCATATTATATTATAGTAAAATTTTTTTAGAATTTTTTTTGAGGTCCCTTTTAATAGTAATAGGTACCATGTATGGGGGGATGTTGGGGCCGCGTAGGAGTCCCTATTCCGCGATATTTTCCGCAAGACTTTGGGATATCCTACAGTTTATGCTTGCATCTGGTCGATAAGTATAGTATAATGATACTCATGAAAGACACTATCTCAATCGTCCTCTCTACTCTCGTGGGCTATGCCCTTTGGCTCCTCTTGGCTATGGTGGTGCTAGGTGGTGCTGTCTTCGCTGACACACCCACCCAAGCCATACACGCTAAGGATGGCAAGGCGTGTGCTGCTATGTTC